TATTCCTAACTACATTCATTTCTTCTGTAGTTAATTCAATTTTATAAATCATAAATTTACTCTCCCTTCTTTTTTATTCTTTAGATTTATTTTCAATCAGAAATTCGATAGTATCAAATAAATCTTTGACTAAATTATAATAATCTTCTCTTACTGAAATTGGATAGTATTTTAAGCACATTTCTTTATATTTACATTCATTATCTTCATTTTCTTCAGGTATACATTCAGAACATTGTTCAGTAAAATAATAATCTGTATTATAAGAATCTGAAATTGATGGTTCTTCTAATATAAACTTTTTTTAATTTATCAAATTCTTTTAAATTAATTATCATGGGTTAATCTCCTTTCTTATAACCAATATATTTTATTAAATCTCCAAATTAATTTACATGATTTAATTCCATATCTACGTAATATTCTCCCATTTAAGGTTGTAAAATTAATTGTTTTTCTTTGAGGTTGTAAACTAGTAATCCAACCTATATATATTTCTCCAGATTTTTTAGTATATTTAATTAAATCTCTATGTTTAAACCCTAGTATTTCTTGATAAATTGCTTTACTCTGTCTCCTCATGGGTTTAATAGACCATTCTTTAATATCACAAATATCAGGTTTTAATCCAGTTATAACAATAGCATCATTACTATGGCTCTTTTCAATATTCCAATCTATTCTTTTATTTGCAGTTTCACCTCCAGTAGTTAATTCTAATTTTGCAATTTTACTTAATTCCTGTCTCAAATAATTTTTACCTTGCATAACGTGTTGAGCATAATCAAACCTAATACTTTTACCTTTAATTCTATTTTGGTATTTATTAATAAATTTTTCTTCATTATTTTTAGTTTTATCATGACATTTATCACATAAAGTAATAAGATTATTTATAGTGTTAGAACCTTTTAAACGTCTAGGTACTATATGATGAGCTTCTAACTTACAATCTCTTTTACCACATTCTTGGCAAGTATAATTATCTCTCATTAATGTAGCAATTCTAAGGTTTTCATCTAATCTATTAGATTTCTGATATTGCCATTTATATAATTTATGACCTTCTTGTAATGCTCTTATATCTATTTGTACATCTTCAAGTATTATTTTGTCAATTTTACACCATTTATTTAATCTATTAACTACTCTCAATATTGCTTGTTTCTTTTGTTTAATAGTTGGTGCCAATTTACCTTTTCTTTTAGATGAATTACGATTATTAAATCTTACAGGTCTATATCTTTTATGTTTTCTACGATATTTTCTATAATTTCTTCTATTATCTATTAAATATTTAACATCTTGTCTTTGTTTTATAGTACCTTTAAATATTATTTTATTTTTAGTTTTACATTTTTGTACTATAGCAATTCCTACATATTTTGAACCATCATCTACTCCACAAATAAACTCAGATTCATTTTGATCATTAGTTTTAATTTCTTTTTTAAGTTTAATAATCATTGGATATTTAGAAATTAATATTGCTTTTTGTTTTCTAATAAAATACCAAGCATTATTAATAGGAGTAGGAGATAATTTTTTATTATTTTTATCTAATACAAAACAATATTCTTTTTGTTTTTGTAAAATTGTAGTCATTTCTGACCAACCATCCTCTCGGAGAATTTTTCTTCTTGTCAATGACAATATAATGCACATGTATTTCGGTGTTTGACTTCAGGATAATAGAAGTCGGTCATCCTTTGTACTCACAGAGCAACAGACTGAAGATTACATCTATTGGTGTGTTTTTAGCATTTATATAATCGTAGTTCATCGCACAATTTAGTTTTCACTATACGGCACTCACTTAGACTTGAATACTATAAATAATTCATAAATAATAGAATATCTATCCACTATTAATTATTATATAATTATTTATAATATATTTAATATTCCATTGCATTTTCTAATACTAATTCTTTTGCTATTTTAATTGCTTCATCTTTATTTTTTGCTTCTACAGTTAAACTAGCACAAAATCCTACTGCCATTTCTACTACATAATTTTTCATAGTTTTAATTTTCCTTTCTAAAGTTTGAATAAAACTAAATTTTTATAATCTTTTATTCTAATGCTTTAATTAATTTATTTTCTAAATCATTTATAATTTCCATTCCTTTTTTATCACCTTCATCTTTACACATATAATAAAAACTTTCTAAAGCATTTCTAATTATATCATATTCTCTTAAAGTTAAAATTAAATTAATTTCTTTCATAAATAAATTTTCTCCTTTAAATTTTAATAGTAATATTCTCTAATATTAGAAATATGAAATTCCATCATAAATAAATCCATATTATTAAATGAAGCAAATATAGAAATATAATTTGTTCTTTCTATTGTAAATCCATAAATTTTTATTTTATTTAATAATTTAATTCTCCAAGGTAATCTATTTTTAATCAATCTTTTACATATGTTGCCATTATTATTGAAATCAAAACTTAATTTATCATATACATCATGTGTTTCTTTGCTTGCTTGTTCAGATTGTTGTTTCTCTTCTAGTATCTCTTTTTCTAATTCATTTTTAATTTGATTATACATATCATTTAATGAATTTATTGTTGTTTCTAAATTATTTCGTATGGTGTTTTTAATTTGTTTGCTTTTTATAATTAATCATCTTCTTCCTTCTTATATTTTTTACATTCATCAAAATTACAACCTAGATGTTCCATGTAATCTAAAGCAGAATTATTTGCAATACACCAATCGAATACTTGACCATATCCATAATAATATGATATACAATACAATTCTGCTTCGCTTATTTCTGTTTTATTAATGCAAGTATCGCATTTTTGCATGTTAAATACTTACCTTTCTTTTTAACAATTATATTCTAATTCTTCAAATTTATATCTACATTCGTTACATTCATATTTATTATATAAATTATAATGTGAATGATACATCACACTCCAACTACCACCAAGACCAAACCATCCTTCTTCTTTAGTTGTATGTCTATTTCTTTCTTCTTCGCCAATCTTATTCACATTAATACTCTTACATTTGTCACAACAAATTATCTTTGCCATATGATTTCTCCTTTATTTAAATTCAGAATAAATATCTAATCCCTTATTCCTTCTCTCACATTCATCTAAAGCATTTTTATGACCAAAATGCAATAATTTATCTATTTCCATGAAAAAACACTCTTTATCTTCCCAATATCTTAATTCACCATCTTCATCTCTATCAATTTTATCTATTGAGATTAATTTCTTAGACACTTCCCATTTTTGTTTAGTTTTATTATGTATACCTTTACCGTTACATTGAGTACATTTTTCATCCACTTGACCATTACGATAACATTTATTACAGACTACTTTTATTTTGTAGTCTTGTAATTTTATTTGATACATTTGAAGGTTAGTATTATAGTAGAGATTATTTTTATTATCTTCTTTTGTTTCTTGATTTTCTTTTATAATTTCATAATCTTCTTTTAAAATATAATGGCTATAATATTCAGATTCATCATCAATAACTATATAATCTACAGCACCACTCTCTTCTACTTCAAATTCTTCTCCGATATGCTTACTATACCAATAATCATCATATGTTGGTCTTATAATTTTAATTTTCATATTGATTCTCCTTATCTATTATTTACCATCTTATAAATAATTGTATTATTGATTTTAATATGTTACAATAAACTTGCCCAAAGATTATATCTTAGGGAATTTATCCAGTTAGAGAGAGGAAGTGGAGTCCTTCTCTCTTTTAATTTTTGTAATAAATTTTTATTTAACTTTTCCATGCCTTACCTTGTTTTTGAGCATTAATGATATTTTTAATCTGATTTGCAATTATTTCTGTACTTGTTTTTTCACCTTTAATGATACTATATTTAATACCAAAATTATCTAACATTTTTCTTAATTTAATATCATCTTGTTTTGCTTCTTCTGCTGTTTGGAATCTACCTTTAGGATTATAAGGTTTAACACGTTCAATAAAATAGTTTATATTATTAAATTTATTAAATTCGTTTAATACATGTTGATTAAATGTTTCATTTATAGGATTATTGTAAAATGCTGATAATAGTATAGGTGAATCTGTAATCACTACATCTAATTTTCCTACTAGACGTTGAATATTATAATGTTGTTTTCCAAATATGTAATTTTGGTTTTGAAAAGGTGCTGTACGTTCTTCCCAAACCATCATCTTGCACCATTCCGCAACATACTCGGTATTTATTCCCATCCATTTTAATTCAGAAAATACTCCAGTTGACATACTACTTTTTCCTCCACCTGCTCCACAAAAGAAATTTACAATTAATGTCATGTTAATTTTCCTCCTTATTTTTATATTTTATAATTAGAATACATAATAATCCTGATAATAATAGTGACATTGAATTAGTGATTAAAAACATATAACCTGTTTTATTAATTGCTAGATTGATAGCATATATTTCCATACATAAAATACCGATAAAAACAGATGTAAAAGTTTTTAAATTTAAATCGTTTACTGATTTAGTTTTCAATATTTGAATTACTTGAAAAACATACCCAAACGATAATATACATCCACCAATTAATTGTAATAAGTTAAATATCATGTTTTCTCCTTTAGTCTATTTTAACATCTGTTTTTATTATTAAATTTTTTACTTCTTCTGATGTGCCAATTTGATCTTCTAACATCTCTTTAAAATCATTAGATACTACTTTTTTATAATCCTCTATAGTTATATTTTCTTTTTCTAAAAGATTATAAAATATTTCTTCTTCTACATCATAAGAAATAGTATTAACTATTGTAAATTTCATATTAATTTACCTCCTTTCTAAAGTCATTATGAAACCTATATTTTGTTATGATATTGGTATTCACAAACCCAATAATAACAAGGATTTATGAATACGTAATATTTGATTATATTAATAATTTGTAATAATCACATGAGAATTTTTCTTTTCACTTTTAGCATTACATTTATAATCTTTTCCGTAAGATTCTTTAATAAATTCATTAAAAGTATTTATTATGTATTTATTCTCTTTAACTACTAACATACATTTGCATTTAGATTCTTTCATAAAATCATATATGTATTGATAAATATTTTCAAATTTCTGTGAAGGTGTATAAAGTGTATCACAATCTAAATATGGTGGATCGAAAAATATAAATGTTTTATTATTATTTTTATATTGTTTTATTACTTCTTTATAATCTTTGTTTAGGATAATTGTATTTTGCAATAATGGAATAAATTCATCAGTTAAATTCTTGTAATTTTCATTTTTATAACTACCATATCCAACATTAAAATGTCCTTTTAAATTGACTCTCCATACACCACTAAATGCAGTTTTATTTAAATAGTAAAATATTGCTGCTTGTTCAATATTATTTTTGTAAGATTTAGTATTCAATTGATTAATTATCTTACGATATTCTTCTATTGTATTTATATAAGGTTGCAATTCATTTTTTAATTCATGATAATTATTTTTTAATACTAAATAAAAATTTATTAAATGTTCATTAATATCGTTTATTATTGCATTTTTAGGTTGAAGATGCCAATATAAAGCACCTCCACCTACAAATGGTTCAACATATGTATTAAATTGTGGGATATACTTTTCAAAATATTTTATTTCTTTGCGTTTTCCACCTATCCATTTAATAGGACTTTTTATAGTTACTCCTCCTTTTGAATATCATTATATATTTTCTATTTCATGATCTCTTTCTAATACTCCCAATAATATTTGCCATTCCATCTAATGTGATTCCTAATAATATAACAGTACCTAACCAAATCCAAAAATTACTAAATATATATTTTAATATTTCTAGCATTATTTACTCCTTTTATCTAATATTTAATTTAAAATAATAAATTATCTTTTACTTCTTCCCTAACAAACTCTGCATTATCAGGCAATAATTCTTGATGACTTTCTGGTATTTCACCGTTGTACCATAAATTTGTATTTATAATTTCTCTACCATCATGAAATTTTATTATATGTTTTCTTCCACTAAATCCACGAATTGTTCTATTATTAGTTTCTTCACCTATGTAATATTGGTTTTTATTTATTCTTGCGATTCTAGGATTGTCTTTTATTTCTACCATTTCATTCCAATAATTTACATGGAAACATTCACTACTACATAGAATAGCATTAGTAAATTCACTTTCTTCAATTTCTTTGTTGCAAACTATACAATTCATATTTATTCTCGATTTTACATTAATAAAATAAATACTATTCTTTGTACTAATTACATAATTCGTAGCATCAATATCATCAATAATCTCTACATTAATAACTTTAGATGTTGTAATATAACCATCATTTTCAGGAAACATAATTAAACTTACTCCTACCTCAATATCTTCTGGAAATTCTACATTTAATCCAATCCAATTAGGATGTTTATTATCACCTTCTGAATCAGTAATTTTATCAATAACACCTTTCTTCATAATAGTTTTGCCTTTTACTACATCACCTTGTTCGTCAACATAGATTTTATATAAAGGAGTGCCATTAATACTATACCATTTACCATTTAATTCTTTTCTCTCTTCTTCAGTTAATGGTCTACAATCTTCTTTTTTAAACTCAACGTTTATAAACCCAAATCCCTCTTCAAAATTACCTATATAATGTGTATCTGTTTCTTCATGTACTCTAATATGCTCATCATTTTCTCTACTAATATCACCTAATCTATGTATTGCTGGACTTCCACCTTTAAGCATCATTATTTTATTCATACATAATCTCCTTTTATTTTATTGATTTATTGATTATATTTTATAAACTAATTTCTTTGTTTTCATACCTATATAATTATAAACATCACATGACAATGTTTTATCATCATATTTAAGATTCACTATTTTTGCTTCTCTAGGAATTGAACAGCCACTTAAACATCCTAGAATTGAATTTCTTACTATAGTTTTACATTCTTTAATTTCTTCGATATAATCATTCCAATTTTCTATTTCTATTACTCTTGATTGATGGTCTACTATATTGTCGTTACTGTCTAAGGATAAATTAGTTTCGATTATTTTAATCATGTTAAATATTCTCCTCCTTTTTATTTTTCTTATTGCTTGTAAATTTAGAGAATAAACAAAATGCTCCAATAATAAACATATGTAATGCTATAGTTATTTTACTTGGATGATAATAATTTAGTAAATATAAACCAGTATAAAGTAAAAATATACCACCACATGCGTTAAGAAACATATTCATAATTTTTTCAAATTTAGTCATATAATTTATCCACCTTTCTTTTTTAATAGTCTTTTCAATGCTAATTCATTTTCTAATTCATATATCGCAAAATCTTCTATATTCATTACCTCTATTTTATTTTCACTATCTCTAACTTTAAACATTTCACAATTATAACATTGATGATACATTAAACCTCCTTCATAAATACCATTACTATTTCCAAATGCACCAAATGGACATCTTGATTCTTTATAATTATCTTCATTATCTTCTTCGTCATCATTATATAACAATTTTTACTTTATCACAAACAGGAAATCTATCATAATATGCATTTCTTTCTTCAGGAGAGTAATAACCATATTCATTACATTTTTCATGTGGTAAAATTCCTAACGCATAATCTATCCAATCCTGACCACTCATTAAATCAGTATTTAATTCTTTACCAAATCTAGCATAGAATAATTCCTGTCCTGAGAGTGGCATTTGATTTACGAAATCTAATATTTCTTTTTCGTATTTGTAATTTAATTGCATCATATTATATTCTGTGTATGATTTAATAATTTCTAAATTCCACCATATAGGGTTTGTAAGATTAAAGCATATTGGACAAAGCTGTAGACGAGTTAAGAAATGTTCAAATTTACTGCCATGATTAAGTGTAGGAATATGGATTATATGAATTTGTGGGTGTGATTGTAGACAATTAAAACATATATTTTCTGGATTATCTATTACAATATGATGTGGATTTGTTGAATTATTAGTTTCAGTTAATTCCGTTGTGATTAATTCGTTTGATTCTGTCATAAATTATCCCCTTACATAATATATTATATTATTAGTTTATTTGATTATTTAATTAATTTTAAATTGCCGTATTGCGTTTCAGTTTCTAACCTATCTAATTCTTCTTGTAATTCTGAAATTTTATCTTTTAATTCATTTTTCTGTTTCTCTAATTTATACTTTTCTACTTCTATATTTTTATTTTGTTCGTTTGCTTTAAATTGCTCTTTATACTTCCAATATTCTTTTTCTGAGTATCCCCAACAACTATATCCAAGATTAGTTTCTTTAATTAATCTAAATGCTGGTGCTGAAAAGTCACAATTTTCACCACAACAACCATATTTTTCATTGTAGTCTTTATCACTAGGAGAACATTGACATTCTCCATAAGCTCTTTCATCTTGTAAAAATTTTATATAATATTTATGATTGCAAAAGTTATTAATATATTCGTATTTTTCTTTATCATTTGTCTTCTCAATTAATATTTGAATCTCCCCATTTGTATAACCATCATACCAATCATCTTTATAATCATCAATTTTATATGTATGATTGGTAATATCGTCTATAAATTCTTTGTAATTTTCAATTTGTTGGTCAATTGCTGAAACTAAATAGCATACATCTAAAAGTTTTTTATTATTGTTAATTCTGTTCTCATTCTCATCGTTTAATGTATCAATTAGATTTTGTATAAATTGGTCTTTAGTAGAAATTGTCATAGTTTAATCTCTCCTTTAATATATTATTTTTTATTTTATTATTCTTTTAAAGTTATTCTTGATTATTTTTAATTAAACTTTCCAATCCATCTAAATAATCATACTCTTTGACTAATGTTGCTATTTTACAAGTTAATTCTTCTTTTTTATTTGGTATTTCCGATAGACCATAACAATTATCTAGTAAGACGTATTTACTAATTAGTTGGCATGTTTCGAAGTAATTGTCTGATTCGTGGTAGAATTTACACTCCCATTTTATACATTTTAATTTATTTGTTTCTTCTTTAGATTCTTTTTCTTCCATTCACAGTTTGTCCTTTCTTGTGTTTATATTTTACAATTATATTTATATTTTGTCAAGATATTATTTCCATTATTTCTTTGTATTTATTTTATTTATTGTTGTTGGTTTAATTTATTTTGGTTTATTGTAGGATTAGCAGAGAGAAACTAAACTCTCTGCTAAATTAATTGCTTGATTATTTATTTGTACTATCTAAACATCCCATACCTCTTTCAGATTTAAATGTTTTTAGTGTTTTATAATCAATTTCGTCAAATATGATTTTTGGCACAGGCAATAAAACTGCCTGACAAATTGCTTTTTCGTATGGATAAACTATACTTAAATCTTTAAGTATAGTTAACATTTTTTCATCTTTTTCTTTTGTAATAATTATAGGTATATTATTATGATTTGTAATAGGTATAAACCATTCGTTTCTATATCCAGAATCTATAACTCCGCATCTTTGACCCATACCTTTTGTTCCTGTAGACCCTCTTTCAAATAATTGAAAATAATAATCTTCTGAACAAACACTAGCAATTCCCGTAGAAATCATTTTTGTTTCGTGAGGTTTAATAACAATATAATCTTCTTCAAAACAACAATAAATATCCATACCTGCATTTTCGTTAATTTTAGAAGGTATAATTGCATTTGGTTTAATTTTTGCAAATCTTATAGTAGTTTTCATGTAATTTATTCTCCTTTTCCAATATATTTATTTATTTTATATGGAACATTTTTTTTATATTTAACATTTAATTCTTCTATATATTTTTTATTATCTTCAAATACATTATTATCTAAAAATGGATATTTAACAGACCTTATTTGATTTAATCCTTTATCAAATTGTACAGTGTATTGTAAGGATAGTAACATATTTTTAATAATTTTTCTAGATATATTTACACCGAGAGTTTTGAATATAATATCTTTATCAATATCATGTTTTAAATATTGATAAGGTAATTTCATATCTGTATGTATTCCATCTACTATATTACATTGTAATATTTTTTGTATTTTCAATGGGAAAGTACCATTGGTATATATAATTAATGGCGAATTTATTATATTTTTTATCTGTTTTATATCAAATAATATTTCTTCTATATCGTTGATTAAATACTCTCCACCACTTATAACTATATATTCATAAAGATAAGCATTTAATTTCAATAATTCAATAACTTGATTAATATTGTAATAATTTTTATGTTTCTTAATTATTAATTCTTCATAATTAATGCAGTTATAACATTTTAAGTTACAACCACACAAACTATGAATTATCAATGTTGGTGAATTATTTATTTCTGATATTGATGTAGTAAATTTATCATAGTATTTTATCATCTATAAATCTGACTCAGTGAATTTTTTTCTTATATTCCAATCATATCTTCTTGCTTTACTCCAAAAATTATACTTACCTTCATATATATTAGATTTATTTAATTTTATATTTTTTCTAGAAATCATTTTTACATATCCAATAACTCTTGAAAATGTTGCTATATCATCACTACCGCATATATCACATATTTCAATATTTTTACCATCAGTAGCTACAAACTTTTGACCACAATTCATACAACTAGTTAATGTTGGTGTAAATGTAATATAATTGATTGGTTTATTAAATAATTTATCTAAATATTTTGCTAATTTAATAGGTTCAATTTTTGATTCAATAAAATGGTGTAAGATTGAACCACTTGTTGCGTAACCTTGATATTCTGCTGCATTTTCTATTTGTTGAGTAAAATCCTCTTCACTAAATGGTAACATACATCCAGATGTTAGATATACATCTTTACCAACACCTTGAACAAATATTTTTTTATTATTTTCTTTTGCCCATTTTAAATCATTTCTAGCTAATTTAATTCCCGCATTTTCTGCAGGTGCGTATTCGATCCCACAAGCTACTTGATCACGAATAATAAATTCATTTATAATTTCTGTAATATATTGCATTATTTCATGAGCAAATAATTTACCTTCTTTATTTTTAAGTCCGTTTTCATACCTTATATTAATTAATGCTTCGTGCATACCAGTTACAGCAAATACATTAAAATAATTTTTTAAATCTTTATTAAATGAAAAAAATGTAGGATATAATTCTTTATTTTGCTCAATAAAATTTCTTTTAGCCATATGACCTTCTTGCATTATTTCAAAATATTCACGTATTTTTAATTTTAATAATTCTTTATTATGACCAAATTCAATAAATACTCTATTTAAATTTAAATTAAGAACTTGAATAGCACCTGTGTTACCTATAGAAGAACCAAATATTCCTCCTCCTAATTTTGACAATAAAGAAATGTCTAGGCATAATCTACAGCATAAACTTCTTGATACTTCTGGATCTTTAGATTTAATATTAGGATTCAATTTCCTATAATACTCATCTTCAAAAGGTTTGGTTTTGAAATTTTCAAAATAAACTCCACCCCATGAATACATTTTATCTAATAAATACAAAAATAATTCATTTTCATAGTTAAAATTGTCATCAATTTGTACAGTAATTAATGGGAATGTAAATGGAATTCCTGTTCTTGTTCCTTCTGCCATTACATCAATAATAGCTTTATTAATTCTGTCAAAATATTGCGATGGAATTTCTGAATATGTAAAATCACTAACATCTCCACTAATCACTACTAATTCATCTTTTATTTCTTCTGAAGGTTTACCGAATTCCATTGTTAAATTTGAAAAAGCACTTTCACTACCAGAACGTAATGGTAAGTTTAATTCATAAATTAAAGATTTAAACATTCTTCTAAGTTGTTTATCTGAATATTTAATACCATTCATTTCTTCATTGTATAAATAAGAAGCAGAAATTGTTGTCATTTGAGATAGCATTACTGCACCAGATACTTGCTGTGACATTAAAACAACTACATTACTAAAGTGCCTTAATAATACTTCTAAACTAGAACAAGGTTCTGATTCTAACATATTTTTTGCACGACTTGGTATTCCTAATGTAGCAATATCTTTACAAGAAACTGACTGACAATATGAACTTAATTGTTTATCATGTATGTATATAACTCCATCTTTATATAAACCAACAAGTTTTTTAGGGAATATTTTCGTCATTAAATATTCTTCTTCTGACATATTACAAATATTTTTTCTTAATAATGGTAGTGAATATACAAAATTACTATTTTCTCTTTTTAAATAATCTGACTTGATATCATCATCATTGGTGATAAATTTATTAATTAAATCATTTGTATTTTTAAACATCGTCATATATATTATATCTCCTTTACCCATTTAATTGCTTCATTAAAATTCATAACTTCTCCATCTACTTCTAGCATGGGGACACTCAAAAATTTCTTCTCCATCATAATATCAATATCATTACATTCTTCATAAACCACTTGTTTTTCATCTAATTTCATTTTTAAAATTTTACATTTAGCACACCCATTAGAATATAACGTAATCGTGATAAAACCCTCCTTTTATCATGTTTTTTGATTTTATAAACCCTTGATTTATAAGGGTTTGTTGACTATCCATTTTTATAACTTTTATTTATTTTATCATTTTAACACTTATTTAACATTTTTACCTCTAAAAAATACTCATAACCATTATTCTCATCACAATCATTTTTCCCATCCATATAACTTTGATATTTATCTGGTTTTGCCAGAAACCTAAGACAATTCTGTGCTTTCTTGCAATCATCATTCCTATATAAAGTTAAATCACACAAAAACTTCACCTCCTTTATTTAATCATTTTTAATCTATTATTATTTTAACATTTTGTTACTTGCTTGTCAAGTATAATATTTGCTTTTTTTTATATTATAAGTTTATAAGTTTATTCTTCTCTCGGTCTACAACAACCACATTCAGGATTATAAAATTTACAGCACCATTTGCCTTTGAAATGCCAATAATTATCTTCACCTAAATAAAAATCATCTTTGTCACCAATATAACATTTATTATTTCTTAATAATTCACATTCGTAATTTATATATTCATCTCCTGTATATATACATTTTCCTAATATTTCCTCATTTTCTTTCTCAAAATAGTCTCTAAAATTGTCAACTGGACAATTAGTAAGGTTTATATCAATATTATCATGCCAATCTATTTCAACTTCTTGTGCATTAAAAGGAATAAGACTGCAATCTGTAGAATTTCCTATGTCATGCATAATTTCTTTTATATTGCTATATTTATCGTTATAATCTATAATATATAACTCTACTTTGTGTAATTTTGCCATAATTTACTATCCTTTCTTATTTATTATTTTTAATTAATTTCACCATAAAAACAATCAAAGCAAGACGAAGTACAACAAAGTTAAACCTACATACGGACATTTAAAGTTTTAATATTAAGGACAATTTTCTGGCATAATTTATATTTCTCCTTTCTTATTGCATTCATTACAATAATATTGTGCTGTTGTATTTTCAAAATAATTTCCACATTTCATACAATTTGTAGTATATAATATTTTATGATTATCTCCATCATATGTAATATCAATACCAAATTTATAAGATTTTAATGCTAATTGAACAGATATTGAATTCATATATTATTTTACTCCTTCCTTAAATTATATTAAAAATTCTCTACACTTTCTATAATCATATTGCCTTTAAGATATTCTTCATAATCATATTTAACAACACAACTATAATCTTTACTATTAGGAGATGCAATATCTACAGATAATACATATTTTTCAGGACAACAATTTGCTTTATTATAAATATCTATATATTTAAGTTTCCTATCTTCTGATAATGATTGATAATTTATATGAGATTTATTTTCACAAATTATTTCTTCAATCATACGATACACTCCTTTTTTATAATCCCTCAATTTTAATCTCACTTTTCTTGAATATATCATTTACTGTATTGCGATATGCTATTTTTCTCAACACATTAAATGTATCTACTCTAAATATATCATCTCTCTTATATATCTCTTTCCTCCTACTAGAACATTGTTTGACTGTCGTAATACCTTTAAATTCAAATTTATTTTTCAACCTTATTTTATAGTTTGAAAGATCGACAGTAATTAACCCTATGCCTTTAGGTAATCTATCAATAGATATAATCCCTATAGGAGCAATCACATATGTATATTCACATTGAGTACAAAATCCATTTAGAAAATCAGAATAAGATGCCTTTGCTTCTATTCCCATTATTTTGTATTTATCTACTGTATTTTCTCTAAGATTTAATAAATTACCTTTAATTCCTATTACGTCTATAGTATTTTTAGTTACTGCCTTACCATTAAACCATTCATAATCTTTAAGATAGTAGGATTGTTTTGAGAATTGTACTTCTGTTGCTATGCAATTGTAACCTTTAGAATATAGGATATATTTTGAAATTTGCTTTAATTCGTAATGTTCTTTTGACTCATTTTTATTATAATTTTCATTTAATAATATTATGTATCACCTCACTTTATTTTATTGGTCTTTTAAATATTAATCCACAATCAGGACATCTCCAACTTTGTTCAAATTCATCTTGACCTATAAAAACATAATTACTAGCAAAGGCATTTTTATGTTTGCAATCATTTTGAATTGTTTCTTTAATTTTACTAGTTATTTCTTGTATTTGTTTATTTATTTTATTCTTTTCATTAACTAATTTTTCAATTTCTTTATTGCCATATTCCATAGCACATTCACCACATAGAAAACCTAATTGCCTAATAAATAATGTAGAATTAGTTGGTGAATTACATTCAGCACAATAATTAATAATAATCACCTCACTTTTTATTTTAGGTTTTAAAAATCATCCAATAATAACCTATTCCACAAATATGACATGCCTTATTTTATTTAAACATATATTACAATTTGCCATAATTTACTCCTTTTATTCATACAAATTTAAATATTCTTCAACCATATCACCTGATTGCGAAGTAAAATAATGTTTATTATTACATTCAGGACATATATAATATTGATAATATAAACCTTCATTTTCATCATATTCTTGTTCTTTTAGTTTAACTATTGGTTCACATATTAAACAATACATATATTTAACACCTCATTTAAAATAAATTAATTTATTTATTTTCTTCTATATAATAAGGACATAATGGATAACTATTATTATCATATATTATATTTATTTCTTCTTTTATTTTTAGATTTATAATTTCCTTATTAACACATGGTAATTTACTATATCTTATATAAATACAATCTTGTTCACAATAATATGTTTTTATATTTATATTCAATGCTCTATCCCAACATTTTCTACACTGTTTTAATTGTTCTTTAGAATCTATTCCCACATTTTCTATTTCACAATCTCCAGTAAAATCATCTAATCCAAACGCACTAGGACAATGATCATAAAAATAATTTATATCACTTTTATCTCTCAATGATTCTCTAATATCTATACATGCTTGCAAGTGGTCTATATCACCTGTTTTAATATTATCACAATAATCTAATATTATTTCTTTACCTGTCTTCATATTAAATTTCTTCCTCCTCATCGCAATTATATATAGGGTGATATTCTATATTTAAACAATATATGCATATATTACAAATATTCTTCTTTTTACAGTTATAACATAAGCAATCTTCACATTCTAATGGGATATTTTTATTTATATAATAATTATTTTCCTTTCTAATTTACAAAAACTTAATCACATCTCTTAAAGCAAAATTTCTTTCACCACATTTATCAACATCATACGCATGTAGCAAATATTGTTCTTCTTTATGGAATTCCGTACTACCAAACCAAATCTTATATGGAATAACTTTTCTTATACTTGTTTCACCTTTCCAATTCTTGTATTCAAATTTTAATATTGGTATGTATTCTGTTTTCTTAGATTCCCAAATTTCATACTCAACACATTCATTTTTATCTCTACAATTTTTACAATTAAATCCTTTACCTTTACATCTTAATCCATTGTCATACATTATTTGTGTAGTCATATTAATTATAATCTCCTTTTATTATTTTTGTTCACAAACAATATTTAGTATTTTATAATTATGTTTCAACTTAAATTCATCTTTATTAATTTCTTGTAAAATTGCAATTTTAGCATCTTCTATATTATTAAATATTATTACTGTGCTAGGATAGGATTTACATAATAACAATTCTTCTCCTCCACAACTATAACTTACAAAATACATATTAATTATTCCTCCTTTATATCCCAATCTAATTTCTGCCCACAATTACAACAATATTTCATATCCTTGACAGTTTCACCACATGAAAAGCAATATGTAACTAACTTATTATATTGACCATCTGCATTAATTGGGTGTTTTACTTTCATTGGTATTTGTTTTTCAAGTGCTATAATTGCTGTATTATAAAATTCAGTCATTCTTGGATTTTCGTCAGCAAAAGCAAATTCTTTTGAAATTTTGAATTGTTTTAATGCTTCTTGATATGCTTCTCGTTCAAATCTACTTTCACAAAACTTACACATATAAATTATTGCCTCCTGTTATAAATTTAGATATTTACTTACTTAATTTTTCCATATCATAATTTTCTCTGATATAGTCAATAACTTTACTTATTTCTGTTTGAATGTATTTATCACCTTTTAATTCAGGATGAATTTTAATCATGCATGAATTTTTCGCACCATTTGTTTTATACTTATTTAAGTCAAATTCCACCAATAATAAAGGTACTTCAGTGTAGTTTTTAGTAAACTTTCTATTTAACCATTTAAACATATGTCATATCCTTTCTAATTTTATAATACTCTACATTTTAAATATTCCATTTCTTCTTGAAAATCTACCTTTTTATTTTTATTTGTTTTTAAAATTCTAAAAGTATAATCTTCTCTTTTATAATTCCTAGTCCAATTAAGTAATCTAAATATTACATCATAGTTATCAAAATCTTTAACATCTTCTATTAATTCATATTTTTTATTTACAATGTTTAATCCATAAAATATATTTGCTTCTAATGAAAAGTCTAATCCTACATTGTACATATTGGGTATATTTGTGTCATTAAATTTATCTTTTACTAAACTATCATCTACAATTATTTCCATATATTTTTCAAGTTTATATGCTCTTACTAATTCCATAATATAACCTCCTTAATTTTACCAGAATATTTTATACTATCTATGGTTATAATTTTATTAGAGAGGTTGGTGAGAGAAGCTGTAATATATAATTAGTAAATAATCCTTCGGAAGAATATTTCATTTTTATGTATTATGCCAACTTCTCTAATAAATTAATACAAAATGTCGGTTTGGACACGATTTTGATGCCTACAAACTCTTTATTTATAAGGGTTTCCGTTTTTACGTAATATATCGTATTTTTTAAATTTCTCTCCACTCAATACCTTTACTCTCTAAATATTTTGCTATTAAATACCTATGACAATGAATGTAATCTTTTTCATAACATATTAAAGCATAGCTATGACCTTGAGATAATTTTAAATATAACTTATCTAAATAATATCCCATTATATGATCTTCTTGCATTTGCTTATTAAATCTTTCAACATATTTATTCCAATCATTATCTTTTTTATATTCTAAAAGTGTTTCTGCATAAGGTGCTAATTCTTTTACGATATATGTATTAGGATATTTATTTACATCAAACCATTTTGGAGGAAATCTTGTGATTATAAGTTTCTTAGTTTCTTCTGGTAATTGATTTATTTTATGAAAATATGTTATGTATAACATGGTTGCCCTCCTTTAATTCCATTGATCTTTTTCTACTAATAATTCAATTTCATAATCTATATAATCTTTAATAACATTTAATACTTTATCACCATCATATTGTTTTCCATGAATTTGAATATTTCTAAAATACTCATGCAATTTTGTATCTGAGATTGCATCCCTAATATCAAAAGTATTGTCTAAATGTCTATGTTTAATTTGTGTATATGTAATATTTTTTATTTTATCAATTTCATTAAATATTATTTGTAAACTATTTTCTACAATTTGTTTTATAGTATTAGTATCATCATTTGTATTATTGATTGTATTAGGAGTTTTATCAATAGTATTCATATTATTAATACAATCAATAATTTCTTCTATTTTCTTACATATAACACTTTGATCTGGCAATCTTAACCCACCTCTATTTAGTTTCTCATAATGGAATTTTTTAATCTTTTTCATATAAATATTCTCCTTAGTTTATTTATAATCTTCACCAAAATCAATAAAATCTCTTCCATCTTCATATCCTTCAAATAGTAAATCAAAAACATTATCAAATGCTTTAGACATTGGAGAATCACCTGTTTCACTATCTAAACGTTCTTCTATAATTTGTTTTGCTACAAATTCAGCAAACATTTGTTTTTTACCTTTTTTAACTTTTGATTCATTATAATTATTAGGATAAAGTTCAAATGCTTTTACTAAAATATTAATTGGGATTTCAATTGTTAATTTTTTATTTGTAAGTTTTGTTGTAAAACTAAAGTTTTCAAATTTTTTCATAATTATTCTCCTTTTATATTTTCACAACTAATAATAGTCAATTTATTAATTATCAATACATTCATTCACGATTTCTCTTATGTAATCTTCAATATTAAATTCTTTTTCATTCCAATAAATCGAAAAACTATAGGTAGATAGATTGGTTTCAAATCCTTTTAGTAAGCACCTCTATTTAGATTATTAACTTCTTCATCAATAACATTTTTAATTTTTTGTAATAATTCTTTATTTTCATTTTCAAATTTAACCATAAAACGTATTTCATTTTCTTTTGTTTTATTTTTTATTTCATTAATATTAAACATATTAATATTATTCTCCTTTATTATTTTCTTTTTGTTTCTTTTTAACCTTCTTAATCTCCGTTGCAATCTTACTATAGTTTTCATTTCCTTCTTTTTTATCTTTCTTATCCTTATTTAATTTTTTATCACACCATTTAATATTACCACAGCACCCTATATTCCCTTTCATACTTTTCTCTTTAATATCTTTACAACTGTATTTAGGATACTCCATATACATTTCATATCCATCTTTTGCTGTCCATGTCTTTTTAATTATTTCTCTGATTAAGTTTGGACAATTATTTTTATTTGCAGAATCTTCATTACTTGAATCATCTTCGTCTTCTATGTATTGTTTTTCATTTTCTATTTCTTCATCATCTTTGTGCTTATCATCTATTAAACTACTTTTAATTTTTCTTATGATTAATTCCTTCTTTCTTATGTAGATTTATTAAAATATATCTAGAACAAATCCTTCAAATATTGGGAAATAACCCATAGGTGTTTTTCTTAATAATTTTATGTACATTTTATTTCTTGGATACCCATATTGTTGTGCATTAATTGTATTAAGCATCTTATTAGTAATTTCTTTATAATCACCATTATACTCATCTAATATACAGTCTATATCTCTAACAGAATAGTCATTGCAATGACTATAAAATATAAGCCTATACCCTTTATCATCAATTCTTTTATTAATATACCATATACCTTCTTTTTCAATCCAATATTTTACCTGATCTTTAGTATAGTTTTTATATATAATATTTATATATTCCAATGAATTTATTCTCCTTTATATTCTGCTTTAACCATTATAACAATTTGTTTATCCTTCTTTATATTATTTTAATCTAGTATATAATATTTACCTTTCATGAATTCCTTTCCTAATCTAACTTCATCCATATTATTATTTACTATAACTACTTTATCACCAAAAACACCTTGAATTATCTTTCCATTAGACCATGCAGTTAATGCTTCTATAAAAGTTACTTCTTTAGTTTTTTCACTTTTTAATTTAATTAATTGATTAAACCATTCTTTATCTTTAATATCTAATGCAATATCAATTAAATCATCATAGATAGTAGTATTTTTCATAATTTTTATTTACCTCCCTTATAATTTTAATTATCTTTCTCATAATTTTAATCTGCACAACTATCACATTTACCTGTATCATAATAATCAGCAAATAATTTTCCGCATACTGAACAAACACTTAAACAATCGTCACAAAAATATTCATCAAAACTTTTATCTTTATTATGAGATTTTAATTCTGAAGGTTTTAATATTTTACCACAACCTCTGCAATATATTTCTAATGTTTCAATTTCTATTTTAACTTTAACTTTACTATCTTTACTAAAAATATCATCAGGGTACAATCTAACCTTATCTCCTATTGGTTTATAATTATCAAAATCTGAATCATCTATTTCGGAATAATCAAATATATCTGGTTCTTTACCTTTTATTCTTTTAAATGTTTCTATATCAACTTCCCAACAAAAACATTCATAATCTCCAGAATTGATTGCTGTGAATTCTATTGTTTTATTTTTCATATTAGTTGATCTCCTTTAACTTAATTTTTAAAAACATATTTAACAAATAATAAATTTCTTCTGCGTTTTCTAATAAATCATAAGCATTAAATCCAAATGTATGATTATTTTCTCTAAGTTCATCTAGTGCATTATATATTTCTGTAACTTCTGGGTTATTTTCAATCAATGAATAAGTACTCTTGTTCATAATTAATCTCCTTTTATTAAATTTTGGTAAATCGTGACAAAACATCGATTTCGTGTTGATTTTGGAAATTAGAAAGTGTTGATTTATAAGGGTTTGTGGAATTAGGGATTTTTGATATTTTAGATTATAATGTATATTTTTCTAATATTTTTGCATGAGATTCAAATTTACCAACAATATTATCAAAATGTTTATCATTAAGGATAGAACCACATATTCCAGTATTTAAAGTATTAGTACTTTCGTTAATATTGTAAATACATTCAAATTCATTATACTCTAAATCTACTATTATATTTATTATAGGTATTCTTTTTCGTGGTAATGTATTTTCTTTATAATGAATATCATACATATGAGAAGATATAAATTGTATTTTTGCTTTTCCTATGTTTGCATATACAGTAAATCCACGTTCTTGCATTTTATGTATCAATTCTTGTTTATCTAGCATTTATATTCTTTCTCCTTTACTTTAATTAAAAGGAAGAGAGAGAATTTTAAATATTTTATAATTATATCTACTCTCTTCCTGTCTGTTTATATTATAAATGATGATGGATTAAATGTCAAGTTATTTATTTTAGTATTTTATTAAATTTCTTAAATAATAATAGAATGTCGCCCAAATATATAGTCCACTATATTGACTATTTGGCATAAACATAATAGATAAATTATACCTATTAGAAAAACTATGTAAACTTCCTAAATATGATTTTTTATTATATTCAGTTTTATAATTGCCATTGCAAATATCTTCATAATTTGAATTCTCAATTAATAAATACATTTTCCCTTTATAAAGACCAAATTCTTTCTCAAATCTATCTCGATGTTGAGAAAAATTACCACTTAATTCTTCAAGAGACATTTTTCTTTCTATAGCAATTTTTTTATCAAAATATAAATCTCTAGGAATTGATAATTCAATATTTTGTGGCAAGAAGAAACTATAATCACCATAATCTAATGTTTTTTTATTATATCTTATCTTTTTCTTTTCAAAATAATCAATAATATTTTTATTTTCTTTTTCTCTTGTGTCTACAATAATTGTAATAGATGATAATAATTCTTCTTGTTGTTTATCTGTGTATTTATATTGATTAATCATATTCTACCTCACTTTGAAATTTATAAGATATATTCTGATATTTTGGCATCCAAAATTCTTCAGTACCTTCTACTTCTCTATAAATTTTCTTTCCTGTTTCTAAATTAATTTCCCCAGTAGGAGACTTTTGTGGTTTGATATCAAAGTTTTTTACATATAAAAAATCACTTTGTTGAAAGTTATTTCTATTATATTGATTAGTCCATAATTTAATTTCTAATATAGTACCATTACTAATTTGATACAAATTAACTTTTACTATTGATTTCATAACTTCTAAATTAGAAACATAATAAATATCATCTGAATATGATTTATCAATATAAGTAATAATACCTAAAATTTCTTTTTGATTATCTATAATTTCTTTTACTGTTAATGGAATATTTTTTATATTTTTTATTATATCTTGCAATAATTCTTTGCTTTTAAGTTTTGTGATTTTTTTTGCAGTTTCATTTCCATATTGAATTACAAATTTTAAATCTAATCCGTAATTTTCAATTTTAGATTTTGAAATTTCTTTTGCATCTCTAAATATATCATACCATTTAATAATTTCTAATAAGGTATTCACTTCTCCAAATTTTTTAAAATAATTTAATTTAACTAATTTATCTATAATAGTTTTATTTATTTTAAGACCTTTTAATGAATCTAAAAATTCTACAAAACTTTTAAATTCATTACTACCTAATTCATATAGTATTTGTACTACCCCTTCACCAAATCCTTTTATGCTAGATAGATTAGGATATATAATTTTATTTTTTTCATCAATATTAACTCTTCTATTATCTTTACCAAATTCATAATCACCTAATCTATAACCATAAAATGATAATGCTTCTTTTACAAGAGCATCAATTTTATCTTTTTTATTTTTATCTTGATAATGATTTATTGCTACTTCATAAAATTTTGCTGTATGATGTGCTTTAAACCATGCTTGATAAGCACTATCTCCTCCCATCGATAAAGCATGAGGAGCATTAAAAGCATAAAAAGCAGATGCTTCTATTACTTTCCATATTTTTTCAAAATTATCTAGATTCCCAATTATATTCATCCAATTTTCTTTCAATTTTTTTTGAAGGTCATCTAATTGTTTTCCTTTTAATTTTTTCTTAGATATTGCTTTAAGAACTCCATATGCTTCCCCCATTGTTAATCCTAAATATGATAATAATTTCATAATTGATTCTTGATATAACATGAAATGATAACTATCTTCTAATATTCTATCTACTGTTTCTTCTCCTGTTGTATATTTTTCTCTTGCTAAAAATGTTCCGATGAGAGATTTAAATCCTGGTCTAATTCCTGCAATAAATGCACTAGATTCTGCTAATGTTGTTGGTTTGTATTGTTTTACTTTTTTTGTTGTAGATTCTTTTTCCACCTGATTTACACAACAAGTAATTCCTTTAGCATATATATCCCATGTTAATTTATCTCCATCAATCATTTCTCTTAATTCATCAAAACTAGGAACATCTTTATTAATACTTTGAAAAAATTTATGAGTTAAATGAACACTATCAACTATAAGGTAATCATTTTTTACATAACCAAATTCATCTAGATAATTCCCTTCAATACAAGCACATAATGTACGTTTTCCTGTTGTTTCTGATACTGCATTTATTAAACCAATTTTTCTTCTTATATCTCCTTCTAGAAGTAAATATCCACAAGCATGACATTTTAAATTTATTACAATACCTTGATATTCTAAACTACCTTTATAAATATCTATATATTCTTCTGGAATAAAATCTTCAATATTTATAAATTCTCTATCTATTTCATCTGCATATTTTATTTTTTCATTATATTTATCAATGAATTTAGAAATTTCATTTGCATGTTCAGGTGTAACATCATTTGCCCCTGCATATAATTGCCATGCTGCTTTTTCTTTTAATTTTCCAATTGCCATAAGAGGATAACAACTATGTTCCCCTATTAATTCTCTTGTAGCTTCTACAAATGGTTCTGCTATAGCTAAATTATAGTCAATATCTGGCATTTGCCCACTTAATACTCTTTCTTTTGTAAGAAATCTTTCTGGATAAATAGGTATTTCACAATTAAATCTATCAATCGTAGTAAATCTTAATAATTTATTTACAATAAAAGATGCTGAACTTCCTCTTGAAGTTGTAGTTAAAATACCACCTTTTTCATTAACAGCCTTATTAATAATTTTATCATTTGTTAAAAAATAATCTACAACTCCACTATCAACAATCTCTCCTACTTCATATTTTATTCCTTTTACTTTTTCAGATGTTTTTAATTTTTCTTCTTTATATCTTTCATTTAATATTTTTTTAAAAATCTTTACTTTTTCTTCATATGTTTTATCTTGATATAAACAAGGTATTTTAAAATGTTTATCAAATATTATATCTTCACATTCATTAATAAATATATTTGTATTCATCATTGAAGTTATAATTTCTTCATCATTTAATATACCTTGGATTTTAAATCTATTAAATATTTCTTTACCATCTGGAAAATCTAAATACCATCCTTCTTCATCTTCATATATAATTCCTTTATATTTTAATATTTGATCTCTTTTAATGGTATTCTCTGGTTTAACATAATGACTATCCAAGCCACAAATAATTTGAATATTATGCTTTTTAGATATTTCTAAGATTTTTTTGTTTAATAATTTTTGACTTTTTGTATTATGATTTTGTATTTCTAATAAAAAATTATCACCAAAATAATTATGTATTTTCAACCATATATCTTCTGCATCTTCATATTTCCATCCTGCAATACAATTATGAACAGAAATTCCTTCTATTCTAAAAGAAGGTGTATTTTCTACACTTAAACAATATACATAATCATTATAATCATATGTTTCAATTTTTCTTACTCTTCTATGTATATAATTTACCCCATCTATGTATACAGGCTTTTTTGAATTCCATCCTATATGTTTAAAATCATATTTTTCGTTTGATTCTAAATATAATTTCCAGTATTGATAGAATTCTTTATTATTAATCTCAATCACATAAACTTTATTATGATGTATATTGTTTTTATCTATTTTCTCATTTCTAATCGAACAACAACTTTTTAAACCATTTCTTTCTAATATATAACCAACTTCATATGCTAATTGCTCTGATATTGTTACATAATTTACTCTGTTTAAATTTTTAGCAATATGTCCATCTCCTAAAAACAAACCTTTTATATATTCCATTTGTAAAAATGGAGGTAATCTTAGAATAAAATTAGGTGTTTTTTTATTAATTGACCCTGATGGAATTAAATAAGAAAATAATAATGCCATTTCTTTGCTATGAATTAAAACAGACATTCCATTTGTATTTTTTTTATCTTGGATAATAGCAGGTTTATTTAAATATTTTAAACTAAATTCATTAATTAAATTATATAAATTATTTTCTTTTTTATTAATAGTAAAACAAATATAATTATTTTTTTTATTTATATTCCCTTCTGCTACATATAAACCTAATATTTGTAGAAATAAATTATCTACTTCTATTTTAGATTTTATAATAGGAGATTTTAATGGTCTACCTAAATTACAATTTTCTCTATAGTTATTTAAAATTAAATCAACATCGATATGCTCTGTAATTTCTATAGTCCCATCTATTGCACTTAATATTCTATCTTCTGTTGTTAATTCACTTGCTTTTTTCCAAATTATTTTTTTCGTTACATCTGAATGTGTTTTATTTATTGTTGGAAATTTATGATCTTTAGTACATTTTATACTTTCAAAACAACCTTCAATAAACAAATTATACATTTCACCATTATATTCTCTTTTTGTTGGTACAATAACTTTTTCCCAAGTTCCTTTATGTGTAAGAACAAAATCACCTGATCTTACATCTTGAATATTTTTAATTTCGTTTTTTGTTAATACTTTAGTATCTTTTTCAAAACAAGCAGAAGTGATTATAATATTATCTTTTGGAATATTTAATAATAATTCTAAATCAATTCTTGGTTTATAATAATAACCATCAATATTAGCCAGAGAGAGAATATAGTTAATATCTTCTCTCCCTTCAGGATTTTTAGCTGTAAGACATATATGACAATTTGTTTTATCTTTATATGTTTTAATTTCTCCTGTTTTTGTATCTATTTTATATTCTCCAGTTTCTTTATCAATTTCAGGATATTCTTTTAATCTATCTTTTACCCAATATGCTTCAACTGAATGTCTATATTTTAAATTATATTCTTCTGCTAATTTATAAACTTCAAATTGATTCCCTTGATTCCCATGCTCACCACTAAATAAACATTTTCCTTTATATTCAATAGTTTGTTGTGCATATGTTTTCATAGATTCAGGACTATCTGCTACTGAGGTATTACTAAAAAATGAATGCTTATGGTAATTTTCACAATATAAATTTTCTGAATAATCTTCAATAGTATATGGGAATTTAAATTTTAATTTAGGAATAATTTTTTCAATAATTTTTTTCATTGGCATATACCTATTATATTACTGATATTTTCATTATTTTTAAATACTCTTTGCCATGTACTTTTGTAATCTAAATTATATTTTTTACATAAATCTGTAAATAATATTTCTTCATTTTTATATTTAATATAAATTTTTTTTTCTTCTCCATAAATATTTTTATTTTCTGTTATTTTATATTTAATAATATCTAAATCATTAGGAATATTATTTAATATAATTTTATCTATTTTTCTAGAAGATGGAGCATCAAATCGTAAATATCTAATATCTTTTTCTTGCCAGCAAATTAATTCAAATTTTTCTTTAAAAATATTTATAGCATAATCAATATCATCTTGAGTATATTCTGCAACACATAATTCCCAATTAGACTTATCTCTATAACCATCATCTAACATCCAAATTGAAAATGAAAATTTATTCATTAAATTTAATAAATATGTATATGATTTTCCTCTATATTCTAATAAACAATCATGTATTCTTGTAGATAATCTATATTGTGGTTGACATAAATACATTTTACCATTAAATTCTCTATAACATGCTTCTTTCCTAACAGGAGAAATATTACAGAATTCCTTAAGATTATTATATTTATAATATAAATAATCTTTTTGATTTTCTGCATGTGATTCTATAAATATAGGTTGATCTTCTCTCTTATCAATATGACCATCCCCTAACATTGAACCAATAATTAAATCTTTTTGTTTTTCATTTAATTGCTTATTAACTTGTCTATATTCTTGAGTTATTCTATGTATTTCGGTACACCATTTTTCAATCACTCTTTTTGTACATTTTGCTTCTTTTGCCATTTCTTTATGACTTAAACCTTCAACCATATATTTTTGATAACACCAATTATAATCTTGATATATAGCTTTAAATTTATTGCTATTTTTATATTTTGTTTTTATTCCCATTTGATTTACTTTACTATTAATTGATGTAACACTTTTATGTAATATTTCTGCAATCTCTTTATATGGAATTATTTTTTCTACTAATTCTATTAATTTATTTTCTTCTTCTGGTTTCCAATATATTCTCTTATCATTTATATCCGGTTGTGAAGAATCAATTATTTTACCATGATTCTTTATTTGCAAATAATGCTTGTTACATAAATTTTTCCCATATTTACTATTTTTATTAAATCTTGATGTATTTAATTCTGATACACCACATATACTACAATATTGCATATTATTCCTCCTTATTATTTTATTCAATTAAACACTTATCTCTAAAACTACATAAATTAACACAAAAGAAATCTTTTTCAGCATTATAATTTTTATTCCAAAATATAATATCTTTATCCAACAATTCAATTTCATCTACTGTATTTGTCACATAATCTTCAATATCTTTTTTAGCAATATCATCATCATATTTTATTATTACTAATCCATCTGAGTAATCCTCAAATATACTACATTTATTTCTTTCAACTAATTTATTATTTTGAATTACGTACTTTAACATATTAAAATATAAATTAATCTTCATATTTGGATATTGTTTACTTAAAGCATATGCATATAAATATAATTGTCTTTGTTTTTTAAGTAAATCTTTCTTACTATATTTACTACTTGTTTTTAAATCACATATATGTATTTTCCCATCTTTAAAATACCATAAATCAATATATCCTTTCATCATAACTCCATTTACATTCACTTCAAAGTATTCTTCAATCTTAAAATCTTTTATTGCTTCGGAAATATAATTTTCAAAAAAATGTGTAATACATTCTTTATAATTATTTTTAACTTTTTCACTAATCCATTCTAATCCAAGCATATCAGCATCATCTACTGCTTGAGTAAATTTTTCTACAGCACCTTCATTTGTTTCTTTATTCTCAATTATCCCTTGAGTTAATTCATGGCATATAGTACCTAAAAAACTATATATGTTTTCACCACCTCTTTGTCCAAGAACATATGTATAAAAATAACTTCTTTTACAATTATGAAAACTATCTAATCTACTAAAGCTATATATTATTTTACTCAATATCACACCCACTCTACATAATTATTTTTTAATTCTATAAATTTTTCTTTACCTAAATCTGTAGGACTCATTTTTGATTCTTTAGGTAATATTTTATTTTCTTTATCTATGATATATCCCACTTTAATATCTTTAAATTTTAACATAGATTTTATTTTATTAATTTGATTTACAACAATTTCTTCCTTTAAACCTTCATCCATTCCTAAAATTATTTTTTGAGGTTGCAAATTTATTATATTTATTATTTGATGATAATGAATTGAATTACCACCCAATGCTAATCCAGTATATATATCCATACTATCTAATTGCATTGCTCCCTTTTCAGATTCAAAAATATATAATTCTTCACATCCTTGAAGGTATTGGTAATTTTCTGTATAACCATATAATGTTTGAGATTTTAGATGAGGAATTACTGGACACCATTTTAATGTATTATCCATTTCATAATCTCCTATATATCTTCCAGTAATACCAACTAAATCTCCTTCAAAACTCCACCAAGGACATGTAATTCTTTGTGATAATATATCAAATCCAATTTTAAATTTCTTTTGTGTTTGAAATGATATATTATCACGAAAAAACATAATATTATATTTATCCAAATATTGATTTAAAATATTCTCATCATAAGTTTTTAATTCTATAACATGTGCATTTTTAGATTTAATTTTATTATAGAATCCTCCAAATACAGATTTTCTTTTCTTATAATAATAAAATGAATCAATTCCTAATTCTTTTTTAATAATATTAATAACTTCTTTAAATTCAACATTTTTACTTTTAATAATAAAACTGATAAAATCACAATTAATTCCTCTACCATAATCAGAAACATATAAATATTGATTATTATGTAATTTAATTCTTATTGATGTTTTATTAGTTTTTTCATTAATACCAGCACGAATCTCATGTGATTTGAGATCAATATTATGAAACTCATAATATTCTAATATATTTTTAATATGTATAGGATTATCTATGAGTTTTTGTTTGATTTCAGTTATCACAAAATTCGCTCCATCCATATAAATTATGTATTAATATCATATTACTTATATAATAATTTAATTTATCCTCCAATCTTTCCATGTTTCGGTCTTGAATATGCAGATTCAGTAAATGTTCCTGTATTTCCATTAAATTTTAGAAGCATAGCTACTCCTGTATCACTTGAATTTTCACCATTTCTATTTTTTTCAAAGAATAACATTCTATAAACCGCTGTTGGATCTGGTTCATATTCTTCTTCACACCATTTATTTTGTATTTTTACTCTTTTAAATGGTTTACAATAATACTTACTACTTTTATCTAATTCATCTGAAAATACTGGTCTAATTAATAATAATGTTTCTAATATTTCTTTTATTTGTTTTGATTGACTTAATGTTGAAGCATCTAAAAATAATATTCCAAATAATGCTTGTGCTAATTGAATATTTGCAAATCCTATAAGATTATATTTTTTAGCAAGTTTATCTAGTTCTCTAGAATCTTTAATTAAATTTAACCAGTTTTGATCTCCTTTCATATTTGTTAATTCTGATTTAAATGTATCATAAACAAAACAATCGAATCCATGAGACAAAGCATAATATCTTACTTTCTTTTTTACTAAATTAATGTCTGCATCTGCTATTTGAATAAATTTAAAATATTTACTATATTCTTCATTCCATAATTTTTGTGCTTTTTTTATATATTCTTTGTCAATATCTGTTAATTCATTTTTATTTTTTATTTTTCTTTTAGTTACTTTAAAATACTTAAACTTTTTAGCAAGTAACCATGTAATAAATTGAATCTTAAATACTGTACTTTTTTGTTCATTTGTAATAATTAATGTTTTTTTCCCTTGTGAAGCTAATGCCATTAATATTGTAATAATTAATGTAGTTTTTCCAGAAGAACTAAAACCACCCAACATATGTAATGCTCCTGATAATAAACCTCCTATTTGATTGGATATATAAGGAAAACACATTACATTATTTCCATCACAATCAATTCCACACGTATTAAATGGTACACCACTTTCTAATCCTGATTGTACTTCTTCAATAAATTCATCTGTAATATCAAGATTACCTTCTTCTATAATTTTACTACTATTTCTAGTTGAAAATGTTGATAGTTTATTTTCATAATATTCAATAACACTTTCACTATCCATTTTTCTAAATAAATCTAATGGAATAATATTTTTACCGTCTTCTTCTACAGCACTTAGCAAATTAAATCCATTATTATACAAATTAATTATAATGTTTTCTCTATATAAAATATCTAGATATGTATCCCAATTTTTGTCATTAATTATGTCAATTAGGTTTTGTATTGTATTCCATCCACCTCTATTTTGAAAACTTTCTTCAATCATTTCAGATATATTAGATAGAATAGTTACTTCATCAATAGAAGGGAATCCTTTAGATCTTATATTTTGAATTAAAGCAAAATAAAATCTACCATCTATTGACAAAAAATCTTCAATTTTAAGATTACATTCATCAAGTAATAAAATGTCTTTAAATAAGCAAGAAATAACATTACCTTCTATGGTTATTCTTCCTTTAAGTAATTGTTCAGGATATTTACTGCAACCACTAATAAATTCACTCAAATTATCCCTCCAATTCTTCTATATATTCTGATAGATTCTTTTTACGTTCTTTTGATTTATAATTAACTTCAATCATTTCAATATCTAATTGCTTAATTGGTTCAGGTTGTTTTAATTTATAATCTTGCAAATTATTATTAAGTATTGTCATAAAATACCTAATCTTTCCATATTCACGACTAAATTCTTTAGACATAACTTTTTCTAAGAAACTGATGTTATCCATTAAATATAAATTAATTTTCTTATATGTATGAATTTCTGCAATCAATTTTAATTCTTTAAATAATGCTGTATTTGTTATCACATATCCAAATATTTTATTAATATTTTCTATACAATTTATCCTATTTTCTTTTTCTTCTTTAATTAATAAATAATCTTTTTCAGTACAATAGTATTCGTTTTTACCATTAATAATTACTTTAAATGCAGTATCTCTTTCTATTTTATTATTATCATGGCATTTACATTTTACTAATATAATATCCACCTTCCAATAGATAATAGGGAGAATAATATTCTCCCTATTAAATTATTTATTCAAAAATATGTAATATTTCTTCAAATACTCTTGTTGGTAAGGCAAGATCAAATTTTGATGTACCATTTTTTTCTAATATATCTTTCACTGATTTTTTTTGTTCAGGATTGGCAGTTTTATAATGACTAGTAATTTTCTTAACTAATTCTTTATTTTTCTCTTCATCTGATATATTATCTAAATCTTCTCTAATTTCTTGTACCTTTTCTTCTGCTTCATTTATACGTTCAGTTTCTTGCTTTTCTTTTATTTGTTTTAATTCTTTATCAGAAGTCTTACCATGATATTTTTCATGTTGTTTTTTAATTGCAACAAGAATAGTATCAATAAAAATATTTGTATCAAATTCAATTTTAGGTTCAATATCAATAAAATGTGATTTTACATCAATTGCATATTCTTCATCTCTAAATACAATCACTCTACGTTCAGAAGCAATTCTACCTACTTGTTTATTTTTCTTGCTAAATGCATCCTTAACTGTTTCAATATCATTCATTTCTCTTTCTATGTATGCACAAGCAACAATATTTACTTTATCTTTAATTGCATTATAGTATTTAGCTTCTAAATTTGAGGTAAGTTGTTCATATTCAATATCAGTCATAAGATCTTTTTTATTTTTTTGTTTTGTATGACCAATAAAGAAAATACCATATTTAGCATCTCTTAACTTAAATACAGTAGAAATAACTAAATCTACTACTTTATTTTCTCCTCCCTGAAACCCACCATATGCTTGTTTAATTGATTTTACTCTTTTCTCTGGTATAACAGAAGCATTATATATCTCTACTACTTCTTCTTCTGCAAGTCTAAATAATTCATCTACAGTATCTATTGCAATCATTTTTAAATTTTTATAATCTTCATTTCTATATGCAACTAGATCATCAACCATTTCTGTTAAATCTTCCCATGTTCCTGCTCTATCAGATAAAACTCCTCCTAAATGATCTGGTTCAGGTTCTTGACCTACAGTTAAAATCATTATTCCATCTTCACCGTAAAGAGTTTTACCAACTTCATATGCTAAAGTCGTTTTCCCGATCCCGGCGATTCCATCTAATAAATAACTATAATTAGCAAAATCAATTTTGACTTCTTTTCTTTTACCTACTTTTCTTCTTGTCATAAATTTTAATCTCCTTTTATATTATTATTTTATTAAAAGGGGAATTTCACCCCTTTATTTTTTAATTAGTCTAAATTTAAATCTAAATCATCAAATATATCTTCATTTTCTCCTTCTTTGTTTTTATTATCTTTTTCTTTTTTTATTTCTATTGGAACAATAACAAAATCTTTGTTTTGGTATACTGTATCTTTTCTACCTTTTGTATACCCTTTAGCAGCATTAATAATTACCATTTCTCTTACAGGATCTCCATAAATGTTTCCACCAGTTTCTTTCATAATATCTTCTCTAATTTGATCCATCGTCATAGCTTCTAATTCAAGCATTTCACGTTGAAAATCATTTAGCATATCTTCTGTAATTTCCATTTTTTGAGCACCATCAAGTATTTTTACTTTAACACCAAATTCTTTCCATGATTTATCTTTAACAGTAAATTGCTTTACAAATAAATCATTTACTTTTTTAACTTTTTCATCTTCATTTGAAAAGTCAATAGTTAAAATTACTGGACAAGGAATATTAGTTTTTCTTTGATTATCATAGTCTCTAACATATGTATTAACATAATATTTTTGTGTTTTCTTAAATAAACTATCATCTAAACTATCCTTATTAAAAAATAAAGTTAATTGTCCTGTTGAAACTGGTTGAGCATCTTTTTCTGCTAAATAAATTCTAGTAGGAACATTTTTCTTATAAAATTTTTCAGTTTTATCTGAATATGTATATACGATATTACCTAATACTTTAAACATTCTTTCATTAATTTTACCTGAAGAAATTACTTTATATAAATATTCTGCGAAATCAGATTCAGCAAGGAATTCTTTACGTTTTTTCTTACTATCTTCACATACTTTTTCAATATCTTCTACACCTAAATTTTTAAGTTCTTCATCTTCTAATGTTCCGTCTTTATATTTTTCTAATGCTTTTTCTAACTTAAATCTACGTCCAGGTTCTTCTAAATCAATAACAAATTTTTTAAATTCAGCTACATTAGCAATTTCTTCTGGTTTAAATCTATCTTTCCATGCAATTTCAAGTTTTTCACCTTTAACTTGATTACCTTCATCATCTTTACCAGATTTTGAAAAGGAATATATTTTACCTTCACCATTAGCAAAATATCCACCTTTAGATTCAAGCATATGACGATTATCTCCTGCAATTACATTAAATAATAATCTGTTAGATACCCAACCACTAGGATAAGTTTCTGTAGTATAAGGTTTAAATTTTTCTGATTCTTTACCAATTGATAATTTTCCAACAAATTCAAATGTGTTATTTGCCATATGTAATATTATCTCCTTTATATATGTATTTTTTATTTTATTATTCTTACTAATTACTTAACTTACTAACCTATTAAACTAAACCTTATCACTTATTCTTCTTCTCCATTATCACCACCCTTATCTTCATCCTTTTCCTCCTCACTCAATCTTAAACTTCCATCCTCCATTTCCAAAATACTCCACGTTTCCTTGTGTTTACCATCACTTGGGATAAATTCTACTTCTACTTTCTCAGGTTTAGTACCTTTAAAACCAGTCACTACTCCTTGCTTTAATTCACCATTATCTTCGGTAACAAATCTAATTTTGTTTCCACTTGAAATAGTTTGAATTCCTACTTCTGTTTCTACTTCAATACTTTTGTACGGCACTTTTTTAACATCGATCATAAATAAATCATTTCTCCTTTTCATTTTAATTTTTTGTTTTTTGAATTTAATTCTTACTTCTTAATCCTTCATTATTATAACATTTATATTATCATTCTGTCAAGAGAAATTTTATTTATTTTTATTTTTCCCTTGACAGAAATTAATAACTACCTCAATTCAATTAAATATTTTATAGTACATTGTTCTTCTTTATATACTATTATTTCATCATTCTTTAATGTTGAATAACCAATATTTGCACCTGCATGTGCATGTAAACAATTACTACCAGGACACATTATTTGTAAGTTTTCATAGTTTAAATTATGATATTTACTATCAAATGTATAAACATCATAAGGTTTACCATAAGCAACATTAAATAATGCCATAAATCCTGAATTACTATTACCTTTAACCCAATAACTTCCATTTAAAGATGTATATCCTAAACTTTTTCTAGCTTTTGGAGCAAAGTAAATACCATTCCCATATAATTTACCTGTGATTACTGCTGGAGGTCTAAGTGCTAGACCCATATTAATAATTGACCAGAAATTCTCTGATTTACTGCCATGCCATAATAACTTCATATTATTTATATTATTGCTCTGTGTAAATTCATCAAATTTCTTTTGTGTCTTAATGTTAATTACTTTCCATGCTTGATAAAACTTATCACTAATACCACCAAGATTTTTCTTGATTAATTCTTTTTCTTCCTGATTAATTTCTTCAAATTGCAATCCTAAGACTTCTAATATTGTTTGATTTGGCATTTCATATGTATCATTTTCATTATTTTCATCTTTGACTATTGAATGCTGTACCACCTGCCCTTTCATTACATCAAGTAAATCTTGCTCTCTTTGAATAATCTCACTAAAATCTTTATCATCTTTTGCTAAGTAATCTTTAACTTTTCCCATTTTTCTAGGAATAGTTTTAAATAAATCAACTAATATCTTATTAAATAATTCAATATCATCTGTATCAATTAAATTATTTAAAATTAATTGTGCTTCGTCAATCATTTGTTGTGTAACTTTATTAGAAGATATTGTATAATTATCTTTAATTGCTTGTCATGCCATTGATTGTAATCTTATTACAATTTGTGCGATTGAAGGAATAATAATATCAAGGTATTCTTTCTTTTTATTTTGAGGGATAATAGTTTCTGCAACTAATCTACTATTGTCCACATAACCCTTTTTTATTTTACTTTTATACTGAGATTCCCATTTAAATATAGGATAAGTTTTTGTTTGATATCCTGAATTACCTATCCTACCATATTTACATATAAAGTAACCATCTCCTTTATCCAACATCTGGTAATATTTATTATTATTCTCTCCTGGTTCTACTTTAACTAAATACAATGGATTTTGCATATATCCACCTCTCTTATAAATAACAAACTAGAATTTCAACATCAACATCCTCAAAAACTTCTTCAATTATTTCCTTAACAATGCTCCAATCTAATCTGTCCAAACCGCATCCGATCAATGGAATCGCAATTTTTTCTACTCCTAAACTAATAACTTGCTCCATCATATCTACCAATGCTTCATTTAAACTATCATATGTAGGTTTATGAAATGCTCTTCTTTTAGTCACAAGATTAAATACATTATCAATAAGAATTGCACAATTATCAGATTTATATTCTGCAACTTCTTTTAACTTTTTACGCATATTATATAACTCATTGAATTTAACTGCTATTCCTGCACCTAAAGCAAAATCACCTGAAATACAATGTGCAAAATAATAACCATGTGGTACTGAAAATAAATCTCTTTGTTCTTCTTTAATAATCATAATATTTCCTCCTTTTAATTTGTTTATTTTAATTATAACTAGGAACAATCTTATCATCTCTATATTCAATCAATCTACATAGTCTTAAATCCAATTCACCTTTTTCATTAACATTTTCATCAGTATACCTTACTTTAACAATTTTTCCCATTAATTCATCTTGATGATTCCAAATATAATCTCTAACCATCCTATTATCATATTTTTCTGGATTATATTTTACTTTATATCCACACATTACTTTTGCTGGTTTACCTTTATAATCTATAATTATTTTACCTAAAGTATTTTCAAATTCCTTACCTTTTTCACCTTTTTCAAAACCAATAATAGCCACATCAGCTTCTTTCTCAGTTTTAACTTTTAACATTTGCTGATATGATTTTTTACCATAATACTTAGCATCTAAAGGTAAAACCATAATGCCCTCATCATCTTGATCCATCATTTTTTCAAACCAATAATCAATTTGAGCAATATTTTTTCCGATATAAAAAGAATCAACATTTTTAATTAAAGGTGAATTAATCTTATCAATCAATTCTTTTGCTAAATTCTTTCTATCTCTACAAGTCATAGGATGATAACCTTTATAAAATCCATCATCAGGAATAAAATTAAATATATTAACTTCTATTCCATGCTTTTCTCCATCTTTCCTAAGAATAGAACCAGTTTTATTAAATCTCTCTATTCTAGACATTATATTTTCATTATCTGTTGCTAATAATTCACAAACAAATACTCCATGTGGTAAATCAGTTTCAGATAATATTTTTTCAATATCAACCAATTCTTTATAAATTTCTCCACCAGAAGACATTATTTTAACTTTATTATTTCCAATTTCTATTTCACTTCTGTATCCATCTAATTTTCTATAAATACCAAATTCCTTACCTTTAAGCCATTTAAAATGTTTTTCTTCTGCTACTTCGCCTTTCTCTAACTTGTGTATATAAATAAATTCATATCCGAAAGCAGAATTAACAGTTTTTTCTTTTAATCCACAACGTAAGTCTTGAAGTATAATTTTAATATACAATTCTTTCATATCTTCTTCTTGTTGAGATAAAAACTGTTGAATATTTGCAATTACTTCATCTGAACCAGTATTATGATTAGATAGATAATCTCTTAAATCATAGAAATTATTCATAATTACTGTTGGTTTAGAATTAACTTCCTTCTCAAGTTTTTTACGTTTAATACCTGTTTTAACTTCTAAAGTATTATAAACGAATGTAAGAATATCTTTGAATAGTTGATTGTTTTGATTCTTTTTTAAGATAGATTCTTTTTCATTGCGACTACTTGTACTTGCTAATTGATTAACAATACTTAATACTTCTTGCATATATGTAACCTCCTTCAATTCTTCCTTTATATATCTACCTTCTGAATATTCATGACATTTATCATTGTATATATCATCCAAACCATCACATTCTTCTAATACTTCATCTAAAAACCAATGACAATTTGCACAACATTCTTTTATATGTTTAACCTCCTTTTAATAATTTTCTAATTCTTAACCCTAACGTATTATAACATTTATTTTACCATTCTGTCAACTATTATTTTTTCATTCTTATAATATTCTTTCATATATTCTTCAGGTGTAAATCCACACTTAATCAAATAATTAATATATCCTTGTTTAATCTTTTCTTCATCTATAGTATTATTAATATGTTTTATATATTCCATTGTTAAATCATCTGGATATTCTTTATTGATAAATTCTAACTTTTTACAAATTTCACAAGACATATTTTACTCCTTTTTAAAATAATTATTTTTATTTTACTTTTTCTTTCTCATTCTATAACATTCAGGATTTTCTTCAGTAACATAAATACACTTAGGAAATTTAAAATATTTACATCCTTCAGGACTCGTATCGCAACCCATATATAATCTTTCTCCACATCTTAAACAGCGATAATGTTTTTCTAATTCAGAACCACAACTACGAATTGCCGTTGCTTCATATTTCCAATCATGAATTCCTAATATGCAACGTATATCTTTCATATACAATTCTCCTTTCCTAAAATATTAAAACCAAAGAGGAAATTGTTCTTAATTTTATTACTATATGTAATGTATGTTTATTTTCTTAATACTACATATAGTTTATATTATTATAAATTATTTGCTGATAATTTTTTACATTCTTCTAATAATCGTTTATACTCATTTATTAATTCTCCGAAAGTATCAAATAAGTTTTTAATTTCTTCTCTGGATAATTCATTGCCATTTAAAAATGATAAATATAAACTATCAAATTCTTCTGGTTTCATTACCATATTAAATTCTCTCCTTTATTTATATTTATTCTTTATATTTACTCTTTATATTTATATTTCAATCCAAAATCATTTGCCAATTTTAATCCTCTTTTATAATCCATACCTTCTACTGGATGCATATTTTTATTATTAATAAATATAACAGTACCTTCAATAATTGCTTGATTAAATAATTTATCTTTATAATAATTCTTAGTTAAATTTATATATAGTCCATCAATATTAAATTTAATACTTGTATTAAAAATATCTTGTTCATCTTTACAATTCCATACATCAAATATAATCTCTTTATAAAATATTTTATATCCTCCAAAACTATTTAGATTTATTTTAAAACAATCTGGTAAATTTAATTCAATTTTATTTGATGATTTAATAATAATATCATAATCTTTTGGTTTTCTATTAAAGAAAGCAATATCTTTTATTGCTCCTCCAATTAAATATACATCACCGTATTTTTCACATTGTAAGAATAATTGTTGTATGTTTGGTTTGTATAATATATTATTAGATAAATAATCATATACCTTATTATATTTATCTTTAGTGAATAAAAATTGACTATGTATGTATATTCACATCCTTCTTATTTAAATTTAATAATTAAATTTTTCTTTAGTAAATACTTATAACATACTTTTTATTTTATCTTTTAAAATATAAATTTCTTTTGCACTATGTAATTCATATTTTACTTCAAACCAATTATTACCTTCTTCTACTAAATTAATAGGAATATAAAAACAATTTTTAATTTTATCTATTTTTTTATTTTTATTGTCGTTATTAGATATATAACAAGTTAAATAATAACATCCAGCACAACGCATTATATTTCCTTCTTCAATTAAAAAATACTTATTACACTTAGGACATGATTTTTTATCTCCAAAATTTATTGCTACTGGTGTTTGAACTACTGTTCCATCTTCTTTTTTATGATATTGCCATAATGAATAACTTATCATTATTATTTTACCTTTCATATTATTATCAATATTAATATATTAAAATACGATATTGTATAAATCATACCTATTTCATGACAAAATCTTTCTTTCGTCACAATATTTATATTATACTTTTATTTTACACATATAAATGCTCTCTAATCCTTATATATCAAGGGTTTATTGACATTAATATAGGTAAAATCAAATATATTACGATTTTGCGTAATTTTACCTATATTGTGACAAAACAGTAGTTTTATTCAAATATTATATTTGTATTTTATATTACACTTTTAATCCTATTTTTTGCAATTTCACAATAAGGTTCTTTGTCTGTATTTAATAACTCAATATTAATCCATTTTAAATTATATCCTTCATCTTTGTTTAATTCCTCACAACTTAATCCGTGTGTTCCACTTCCAGCGGTTACATCAATTGTTTTACCATCAATAGGAGTAACTAATTTTATCAACCATTTAATTAATTGTTTAGGTTTAACTGTGACATGAGTATTACCTTCGCCTTTTTCTTTCTTGGTTGCTTTTCCACAATAATAAAATGGTACAAAGTCATCTGTATTAATCTTTAAGAAATACCTACTTGCTCCACCTTCACTTGCAGGTATATCTTTTTCTTGTGCTTTTCTACCACCATTGCGTTCATGATTAATATTCCCACTTTTCCAATCTGTACCTGCTGGTTGACCTTTTTTAATTTCTCCACTTTGACTATCTAATATTTCTCCCATAGAAGAATCAAGAATAATATTAGCAGGGAATCTTCCTATCTCATTTGCTGGCATTGACTTATCTTCTGCATACGCACCATATATTTTATTTTCATTATCTGAATAATTAGTTGTTGGATTTTTAGATGCTTTTGCATTGATAATATCTTTATCATCTTGTGAAGTAGGTATTCTACAAGCATCAATATTCATTGCACCACAATTATGTATACTTATATTATTAATATATGTACCTTCTAATGGTTTTTGAAAAATTGTAATAGATTCATGTGCTGGCTTTAAACCTGATGTCTTCCATCCATTCCATTGCTTTGCTTGTTCTGTTGAAGGTTCAGTAATATTATACCCATCACATTTATAATTATCTCCAACAAAATTATTATCACCACTTCTAATACCCTTGCTATCATTTTTCCCAACAATTTTTCTTTCTTTATCTTTACCTGCTTTCTTATCAAACAATTTTCCTATATCTTGGTTTTTAGGAAATCCTGTACCATATAAATATTCAATTTCTTCTACTATTTGAAATCCAACATCTTCAAAGGCACATTTCATCCTAAGGATGTCCAAATATACAAACATAACCTCCTGGTTTAATTATTCTATATAAACCAATTGCTCTTTTATTACACCATTTATAAAAATCTCCTGTATTATCCCATTTCTTACCCATAAATTTTAAATCATAAGGAAAATCAGAAATACAACTATCATATGTATTATCTTTAATTTTCTCCATTACTTCAATATTATCACCTTGAACAAGTTTACCATTGTCTGTTTTATAAATTAATTCCAAACTTTTATCTCCCTTCTTTTTTAAAAATCATAACAAATCTGCGATTTCATGCTGATATTTTACTACATATTGTAGTTATTAAAATGAATTACCACTATATATAGTAAAATATTATTCTATATGTATTTATTTTATCATTCTATCAAACATTTTCTATAACTTTTTCAATTCTACTTTTAGTAATTTCACATGCTTTATCTCCAATATCACAACCAATAAATCTTCTACCTAATTGAATAGCAACTTCACCTGTAGTTCCACTACCCATAAAGCAATCTAATATAATATCATTTTCATTGCTAAACAATTTAATTACTCTTTCTAATAATTGTTTACTTTTTTGAGTTGGATAACCTGTATATTCTGACATTTTATAATTTAATACTTTTTCTATATCAATCCACCAATCTACTATAGGTGTACCTTCTTCTTTGCATCCGTATCCTTTTGCTTGTTTATCAAATCCACAACCATTTCTAACTTTTACTTTATCGCTATATTCTTTAAATATTGGATTAAAAGTATAATTATCAGATTTAGTATACCATATTAAATATTCATGTTTTTTGGGTAAATATTTTCTAGTTGAACCTCCACTTAAATATCCCCATACTATTTCATTTTTGAAATTTTTATATCCAAATATATCATCACAAATATTCCTAATC